CAGGGATAGCCACAACCAGGAGATTGCTAACCAGGAAAAGTTTTTGCGCCATTTGGCTGCAGCAAAACCTGTTTCGACCGAGGATGTTGTCTTGCAGAGTGGCCTTGGCGGCCAGTCTAGCGTTGAGGATAGTTTCTCCACGCCCGAGATTGGTGATGCCCGTGAAAGCCTTCCTTATTTGCCATTTTCCTCTAAGCCGCCTGAGGGTTTCGATCTTCTTGAGCTTAATGAGAGAGATCGTAAGGGCTATAAGCAAGCACGGTATTTGAACCGTTGCAACGAGAAAGCTGAGCATTGGAGAGTTGGCAATTACTCGAAGCTGGGGGATCATATTCGCCATTTTTGGGCATGTGCCAACAGCGGTTTGGCCCGTTTTGTTTTTGGGGTTGATGACAGCCCCACTTACAAACTTCTTACTGGTGGTGCTATATGGCTGGCAACCTTTGCGCTGACCATCGGCGTTGTTAAGGCTGTGACCCACATGGTTTCTAGCCTTCTACGCAAGGTCAGGGGCACACCCCGTGGTGAACCCCAGAGTAATATCAAAAGCTCTGAGAATGCCCCGAAGAAGGTCTATTTCAAGCCCAAGATCACAAAGCAGAATGGTGGTATGACAGGTTCTTTGGAGACCAATCACGACATTGTTTACAAAAACTCTTACAAGATGATTGTGCGTGGAGTTAAGGAAACTTACGTCGTTGGACAAGTGCTTTTTGTTGAGGGACGTGTCGCCTTGATGCCATTTCATTTTCTCCGACAGCTGTGGGAGAAGCACGAGTCAGGCGATGTGATTGACGGAAGCATTGTCGAGCTGATACACGCTGGTAGTAACCACCGAATCAATTTGACGGCTTTGGCGCTCCTTGATGCAACACACGTGAAGGGCGATGGTATGGACGCTTGTTTTGTAGAATTCCCTAAGGGATCTATACAAGCGCGCCGTACTATCACACAGCATTTTCTAACGGCCGAACAGTACAATAGCGCCATCAAGGCGAAACCTGGTGTACGCTTGGACGTGTTGGATGAGAGCCCTATCAAGGGTGAGGAAGGCGTTTTTATACGCCGCACGTTTGATTCTAACTCGTTTGAGTTTATGCCCAAGCTGATGTCAGGTGGTTACGAGAATGAGCAGGTGCTCAAGTATTCCATGCCCACGAAAGAGGGTTATTGCGGTGCTCCATTGATGATATCCAACAACAAGCATTATGGTTCTGCTTGTTGTCTTGGTATGCACGTGGCTGGTTCCAGTGGGTTTTATACCCGATATGGGTACGCCAATGTCATAACCCGGGAGATAGTGAAGGCTGCTTTGGAGGCTATTGCCGATTACAAAGACGAGTTTTTCGAGGATTGTGAGGCACGTGGACATCCTGTTCAAGCAGAGTCTGGCTTTATACCAAGCTTCATCAAGGGCAGCTTTTGCTACCTTGGTAAAGTGGACAAGCCCGTGTCACTGAACCCGAAAACAAAGTTGAAGCTGTCACCTGTTGGTGAGATTCAGGCCTTTGGTGTCCAGGATGGCGCTCCGGCGCGTCTTAGACCGTTCTTTGTTGACGGGGAGCTTGTGTCCCCTATGGATTGTGGGCTGGAGGGTTATTCCTCCGAGCATACCTATAAACAGTTGCCGGATATGGACGCTATTGTGTCTCTTGCTACTAAGCCTTTTCGCGAGGCATCGATTTCTGATTATCGCGGTATCCTTACGAAGGAGGAGGCTGTTGTTGGCATTGAAGGCATGAAGTTGAAGCCCATTGCTCGTTCTAAGTCAGCCGGTTATCCTTACAATGTGAGGGTGAAAGGCGGAAAGAAGGAGTTCTTCGGGGACGGGGACGAGTTTACCTTTGATTCGGAGATGTGCCGAGAGCTGTTTGAGCGTGTCGACTACGTTGTCTCTAAGGCTGGTGACGGTGTGCGGGTTTCGCACATCTTTACTGATTTCCTTAAAGACGAGATTCGACCCATGCGCAAAGTAGAGACAGGCGCTACCCGTATTATAAGCGGGTGTCCCTTGGACTTGGTTGTCGCGGTGCGTATGTATTTTGGAGCTTTCATGGCTTCAATGTTTAAGCACCACACTCGCTCTGGCATGTGCCCAGGCATCAATCCCTATAATGAGTGGTTTGAGCTTGGTAGCCGCCTGTCATCTAAGGGTGATAAGGTATTTGACGGTGACTTCAAGGGCTTTGACAAAGGCGAGCAACCTTGGGTCCACCATGCCATACTGGATTTTATCCAGCAGTGGTATGGGGGTTCTGAGGTGGAAGCCCGTATTAGGTCCATTTTGTGGTTAGAGTTGATACACTCCCGCCATTTGGGCGGAGATGGTACGTGCCAGCAGCACGTTTATCAGTGGAATAAGTGTATGCCCAGCGGGCATCCTTTAACCACGCCCGTGAACTCTTTGTATTCTTTGATTACGTTGACCGCTTGCTATGTTCGCGCTACGCGCGACTATACTGGCATGTGGTCTCATGTATACATTGGCACGTTTGGTGATGATAACATTACGAATGTGTCTGACTCGGTGGCTGAAGTCTTTAATCAGGTCACCGTTGCCAGTATGATGCAGGAGTTGTTTGGGTTGGAATATACCTCGGGCAACAAGACAGGTCAGTTGGTTCCATATACAACATTGGACCAGTGTACCTTCTTGAAACGTCGTTTTGTGCGCGACAAGGAAGGCACGGGTGGCTGGATTGCGCCCTTGGAACTTGGTAGTGTGCTGTATCGCACCTACTATTTCAAGAACGCCCGCGACCCTTGGTCGGACATTTTGCACAACATGGAGGAAATGCTTGGTGAGCTTTGCCTCCATGATGAAGCCACGTGGGAGAAATATTTTCCCGTTGCCGTTGGTATTATGGAAGAGGTTCAAGCTGCGCCCATGTTTTTAACAAGAGCCGGCTACCGTACCATGATGGCCGATCGCATAGATGCGTGGTTTTAGGCATATATACGGAAGATAAGTAGGATAAATGACTGAACGTCTGGCCTACTTCTTCGTCAGGAAGCCTCACCCTTGCTTTTCAGCTTACTACTCAGGCTGAGTCAGAGAATGACGTTCCTGTGTAGCCTCTTGAGGTGGAGGCCCACAGTATACACCTCGCTATTGTCGATGTAGAACATAGGGATACTACAACCGAATGTAGTACTGTTGATGGGGTCAGTATAAACCCCATCCCTGAGCAGGTCGGTGTTGCCAACATGAGCAATGAGGCCTGCACGTCTGTTAAGGTTGGTACAACATTAAAGTCTTCTTTTGTGATGCCCACTGAGAACTACCAGAGTTTGCGCGATTATTTTGCGCGGCCCCGGTTGGTTCAGTCAGGTAGCTTGCCCACGACTCGTATATCCTTTATAAACTCTGAGGTTACGCCTACAGTTTTGTGGACGACCTGGTTTCCCAATGCTCTCACCCGTTTGGCTGGAGTGCACGGAGTCAGGTTTACTCTAAGGTTTACTTTGGTCACGGCTTCTACGCCCTTTCAGCAGGCCTTTCTGGCCCAGAGCTTCCAGTATGGCACTGATAATTCCAGTGCAAATGGCGACGTCAGCTTTAGACGGCTGTCCAATTCGGCGATGGTTACCAATTTGCCTCATGTTAGGCATGATATTGGTGAAACAACCATGTCTGTTTTGGAGGTGCCCTTTTTATATGCTTATGATTTCTTGCCTTTGTACTATGATGGCTCTGCTTCGACTTTCTCTTTAGGGGCTTATTCGGCTAACGCTTTGATGGCGTACAGGACGGTTACTGGTGCTGCCACTCCGACTTACAAGTTGTTTGTTTCTATACATGAACTTGAGTTGATTGGTTCTGCACCACAAGTGGCCACCACTGTAGTCACACAGAGCGGCATGGATCCCAAGAGACAAGAGAAGGAAGAGCTCAAAGTGTCAGATTACTTGCATGGAGCCGCTATTGGCATGACTGCAGCTGCGGCTATACCTGCCCTGACAGAGTTTGCTTTGCCTACTGCTATCTTATTGGAGGCGTCTTCTATGACTGCCAGGGCCTGGGGTTACTCTAGGCCACAGGTTGTAGAGCAGCCTACACGTGTTTATCGCAACAATTATGCTGCCGATTGCAATGTAGATTTGCCGTCCAATAGCTATGTTTTAGCTGCTATGCAGCGTAATGAGTTGAGAACTGATGCCTTTGCTGGCGGTACTGAAGTAGATGAGATGGCGTTTTCGTACATCTTACCTAAACCTTGCCAGATATTTGAGGGTGATATGTCAACCACCGACAGTGTTGGTGTTACGCTGTATTCGACAGCCATATGTCCTACTAATTTCTGGTTTAGGTCTAATAGCAACAGACCTGGTGGTAATATTGCTTTGCCATCCAGTTCGTCGTTGACCACCAATTGCTTTTACCCATCTACTCTGTGTTACATAGGTTCCATGTTTAGATATTGGAGGGGAAGCTTGAAGTTTAGGTTTACTTTTAGCAAGACTAAGTTCCATGGTGGACGTGTAATTGCCGGGTTTGTACCTGGAACTAGTGACGTGTTTAATAACGGTATTGTTTCTAACACTGTGCCAGCTATAGAGAATGGTGGTTTACCACAACCTTTTTCTTATTGCGAGGTCTTTGATTTACGCGATGCTAGTAGCTTTGAGTTTTCAGTTCCTTATATATCGCCTACACCTTATACGACCGTTACGGGATCCATCGGCGGGCTTACGCTCACCGTTTTGGATCCTTTGGTCACTACTGGTGAGACTGCGTCTAGTATTGATTTCTTGGTTGAGGTTGGTGCAGGCGATGATTTTCATTTTGCTTGCCCAGCCCCTCCCATGCTTTCACCCGCTTCCAATACAGGAACGGGTTTGGTTTTTACGCAGTCTGGTATGGGTGGAGTTTCAGAGTTGCCTTTATCTGTTGATGAGCATGTTGTTGGTGAGACCATTTTGAGTTGTAAGACTCTGATGATGATACCCACCTATGTCAATTTGAATGTGGCTGCTTCTAGCACTACCACTAGCGAACTTTGGCCTTTTTGGACCCGGAGTCGTTGGAC